GCGGCCTGTGCATGGATGGCGGTGTTTTTAGGGCGTCCCATAGGTCAAAGTAAGGTTTTTAAATTTCACTCAAAAAAGGGGTGGCAGATGCAAGCACCTCGAGGTTTCCCCGTAGGTCAATAGATTCCTTCCATATGCCCCCGTGGCGGGGGGTATGGGGTGGGGGTGGCTGTGGTCTATCACTCGGCCCCTTTGAGCTCGTTGTACGCCCTCACAATGGGCTCAGCTTCGCGTATAAACTGCTCGCGCAGCTCAGCATCCTGACTGATGTACTTTGACCCGCGATTGCCTAGCCACTGACAGGCTTTAATCACCGGCCATAGGAATGGCTTGGGATCGGCGGGTACGCTGGCTGTGATCGGATCCGGTAGCATGCCGATCCGCAGATATGTCTGACGCATCTCGCCAGCGTCAGCTTGGCCTGATGTTAGTTTATGCTGAGCAGCCGCCACCTTCTCATAACGCCTGCCCACCTCCTCAGTGATGCCTGCCTGCTCGCACAGAGCCCGCACGTCCTCGCCTTCTGTCCTGGCCTGTTGAATAATCGTGCCAGCCTCGGCCGCCAGACCGATGGTCTTGCCCACCAGCTCCAACGCCTTGTCGCGTGTGTCGTTTAGTTTAGTGACGATTGCTTTTAATTTCATTTCTTTATGCCTTTCTTGACTGCGGCCATGTTGAATTTTGGAGCCTCACGCCGCCGCTGTGCGTGTACTCTGTATGCCCGCTTGCGATAGGACTCTCTGGCCTTATCGCTTTTCTGTGATCGCGACCGGATCCCGAGCCGGTCATAAACTTCTGTCACCTGCTTGCTGATCGCCTGCTTGGTCACGCCGTACCGCTTGGCCACGGCCGTCATCGACTCCGGCGACTTGTTGAGGGCTATGTTCAACACGGCATGGCCCAGCGTGTCCGTCCGATTAGCCATCGCCGGGTGATCAGGTGCCTTCGCCATCAGATATTCAATCACCTTGGTCGTGGTGAACGCCGTGCTTGTGGTGACCGTGATCTTGAGCTCGGAATACGCCTCAAACACCAAATCGGACAGCGTATCCATGGTCATCGCCGGGTGCTGAAAATTAGTTGGGATTTTCTCGATGATTTCTGCGCTGTTTATGATCACCGGAAATACCCCCTATGGATGGTCAATGGATGGAAATTATGAACCCTATCGATGGATATTCCCTTAAAGGGGGAATATCCATCCATAGGAGTTCGACCAATTTCCGGTGATAGAAAAATAATAAGTGGTGATAGGTTTTTTGAGGTCATTTTTAGTCCTGTTTTAATACGTATTTTTTGGCCTTTTCTGTGCCTATATTTTTGATCAAACCTTCAATCTCCCATGCGGCTGTCAGATCCCTGCTTTTTGTGTGCCCGACCTTAGATTTGTTGCGGATTAAACTTTGCAGATCACCTGCTCCTATCCCTTTTGAGATAGCGTTCCTGTATTCATCAAAACTGACCACAATCTCCGGCCGGCCTGCCGTCTTCCGCTCCGGTTCGTCCGCACCAATCCACGCCAGACCAACATCGCTGTGGCGCAGATTCACGTAAGGTTGAATGGCAGTTTGCGCCACAATGCCCCCAGAATTGAGATTTGACCGCTTTCCGCGCTTGGTCACCTCTAGCCTGTACACGTTGCGCTGTTCGGCATCCTGACCGCTTGGCGCAAGGGTTAAAACGCTTCGGGCCCAGTTGGTCAGCTCAGACGATCCAAATCCGCTGTAAGCCTTATCATGGCCTTGATACCCGTTGCCTTCCCGGACGGGCTTTGGCGTGTGGTGAATGAGCATCCACGCAAAGCCGGCCGACAGCGACAGCGGATTCAGCATTGTGCGTAGGAACTCGCTGGCCGTCTCTTGACTGGATAAGTCGCCTCCAATAAACGCCAGCAGCGGATCCACCCACACCAGGTCAACCTTGTACTTTTCGACAAGCCGCCGAACGCGATCGACAAACTTCTCCCCGGTGGACGTGCAGTCTCGAACAATAATCACGTTTTTCTTCACCAGCTCGATCTCCTCTGGCGTAAGGTTCATCGCTTTCAAAACTCCCTGAATCGCTTCCGCCACGTCGCCCTCATCGTTTTCGGCCTGAATGATCAGCGACTTCAGCCCGTTACCGTGCGGGTTAATGCCAAAGAAAGCTCGACCGATCGCCCAGGTGATAGCGGCCTGCGTACACAGTACTGACTTACCAAGCCCGCTGCTACCAACCCACAACGCCGATCCGCCCCGGCATATCCACCGTTTGCCAAGCAGTTGGGTCGGATCTTCGGTCTCTTTAAAATTGAGCAGGTCGTCCCATTTGTACGGCTCGGGGATGTCGCCAAACAGGATCCGTTCTTTCCATTCTAGGAATGAGATTTTAGGCGTTCCGCATTCAACCAAATCCTGCCGCTGGCCGGTGGCCGTCCGCATCGCCCCTGGCAAACGTGAAAGGCGCCCTGCGTCTTTGTTGGCCGGATCCGGCTTAGAATGTTCGAGATGATTGTAAATGAACTCGACCCGCTCTTTAAATTCCTCCTGCGTAGTTGCGTCGATCCGTACCCACGCGTGAAGACTGCGTGAACCGCTTTTGATGATGCAGGTGGTAGGTAGTCCGCTCTTTTTAATAATCTTCCACTGTTCATCCATCGTCGATTCATCGAACTCGATCAGGCAGTGCCTCCATTTCACCACGTGCTCAGACTTGCGGCCTTTGCCGTTGTTCGGATTGATCGAGGCATACACTCCCACGGCGTTCCCCTGCCATTCCTTCAGCCCTTCGCCTTTAAACAGTTCGAGCCATTCCTCCCGAATGCGGGTTTCCCCGGATCCGTCCGGCCGCTCTCGGTCGTCGTCCCGAATGCTGCGGGTTATGTTGATCATCTCGCCAACTTCAAACGCTGCCGTCAGGAACTTCTCCACCGGCGTCTCGTCCACGCTCCTAGGCATGGCCGGGATGGGATCTCCTTCTTTTACGATCTGTAAATTATGCAATTTGTATTTTCCTTTCGGCTGATAGGGCTGACGGGCCGGCTGTCTGAATGCAGACTTCGTACATCCCTCAGCCTCTTTCAGCGGTAAATTATTTCTGACACACCATTCCTCGGCGTTCGTAAGCGTCTCATCTTGGCACGCACCGGAATCGCGCCACTGAAGGCACAGCTTGAACAGTTCAGTGTTGCGGGTGCCTTCGGCTGCCCCGTTCTTCATGACTTCAACGGCGGCCGGTGGTAGTTGGTGGATCATTTGCGGGCCTCCTGGTCGCGCTTCTGATACGCCTTCGCCCGTTTGAGCAGCTCCTGTGCAATCGTCAGCGCCAGATCCAACCGTGTCCCGGCAGCCTTGTGCTGCTCGGCGGCCAGATTGCGCTTGGCGCGTTCCAAGATTTCGACCAGCCATGTGGTGCGTTTTACGGACATATAAACTCGAATTCTGGGTGATCTGACGTGTTGCCAAATAAACCCCTTCCAGCCGATATATTGGCCGCTATTGAATGCTGTCCCAATTCATAGGTGAGAATTGCGTGACAATTTTTGCAGATCACGTCGCATTTATTTATTTCGTTGTTTAATTTTTCCCACGAATAGCTCGAACAGTTAGATATATTAAAAAGTTTTTTCTCCCCTTGCCTGTGATGAAAATCAAGCTGAGGGCCCGCTAGTTTTTGCCCGCATTTCTCGCAGCCTTTTGCTTCTTTATATTTTGTAATGTAGCCAATTCTCTCTTTGTGTTTCTTGCTGCAGTAAGCCCGTCTATCCCTAGGTGCCCAGCTCATACAGCGCACACCTCAAGTTCTTCGCTATAAGCATGAAAATCGCTGCTGTTCCGGTCATACGCATCACGCCAATCAGCCCAAATCATGTTTCTGTTATTTCCCCACCTGTCCGTTGTCCAAAGTTCAAAAAAAGGATAATCTCTCGGGTCGAATTCGCGAAACCACCAATCCTGAATTACGTGCATTTTATGTGATGTAATTTTGCTGGTATCTTCAATTTCCCATATTTCAACGACAGCTATACGCTCGTGATATTTTTCACCATTAACATCACGAGTTAATAAATGTTTTCTAAACCTAGTTGCGTCAGGAATAAAACCGGGTGCAGACCATTCAGAATCAAAATAATCAATATCACCTGCAACCCATTCCATGGCATTACGAATTGTTTTCTTAAGGTTATTTTTCACTAAATCTGGAAAAGTCCTTTTTAGATTTTCAAAGGCAATTTGTTCTATGGTCTTTATCACCACTGCCCCATTCCCCACCGCATCCGGTTATTCCGGGCGATGATGACCTGCTGGTCGTACTGCGCTGGCGTGTAGGTGCCGATGACTCGTGCGGAGAACATCGCAAGCAGATCCGGCAACGTCACAGCACGGCCTCCGGCAGCGGCCCGGCCAGCTTGTAGATGTACTTGGCGCTGTCGTATTCGAGCTCGTATCCAAAAAAGTCCCGCAGCAGATCGATGTCCCGCTGAATCGTTTTGTAGCTACATTCGAGCTCCACGCCCATCTTGGCACAGCTCGGCAGGCACAGATCCCGGCGCAGCTTGCGGGCAATCATCCCCAGGCGGCGGAGCGTCGGGCGAGTATCGCCCTTGCCCATCGCACGCTGGCGCTTGGAAGCGAACGTGGCGGAACGTGTCTTCATTTACTCACCTCCACCGTCGCCACCTTGGGTAATTGCATCGCGTTGAATTGCGCCTCACTGGCGGCAAACACGTCGATCACCGGCAGCTTCCCACCGCTGGCCTTTTTGCTTTTGACCGCAGTGCCAGTATCCACCGCCACCCACTCCCGCTTCCCGTTCAGGATCTTAATCTTCGACCACAGCGGAATGATGTCGGGATCGACGGCGCAGTGACGGCCAGCCCGCAGTCGTGTCCCAGTGCTCGATTGAAAGCGGCTGGACCACTCGTCCTCCCCAGGCCAATACCCGGTGATGCGGACTTTCATTTTCTTCACGTCGATCCGCTTGGACTCCGGCCTGCAATCGATCATGACGTTCGACGCCTGACCGGACGTGATCCCGAGAATGGCGAGAATGGACAGCAGCGCTCTCACAGTCCCTCCCGGATCCGGTCGATTAGGACGTTCTCGCGTGTCTCAGCGGCGGCCAGCGCTGCCTTAGCCTCGGCCAGTTCACGGGCCAACGATCGAACGCGGTTGATTAGTTGTTCGTGCGTCGTTTGGTCTGGAAGTATCTCGATCATTTCGCACCTGCCCTTGGGTCGTACTTCTTTAGCCAGCGCCACACCTTGCAGATGGCCTTAAATGCCTCGAAGGCCTGTTCTACTTGTTCCTGTGTGTAAAGAATTTCTCCAATCGCACCCGTGATCGGATCAATCATCACGTTTCGGCATGGCAAAGGATCGCCTTCGTATGCGTAGGAATATGCGCTGAGCTGTAAAAGATCGGTTTCATACCCTGCCGGCTTTCCGTCTTTTTTAAATTTCCTAGTCTTAAAATCGACGACTTCAATGTCTCCGCCGTAATCACAAATCAAATCAACCCGTCCCGCATATCCTTCACCTTCGTGCACCAAAACAGACTCACTTGCGTGTACTTTAGTCACCCATTTGTGCCATCCCTTCAGCGATTCAAAGTGCGTTTCGTACCCGTTGACCAGCTCCCCCGGCTCCTCGCCGTTGATCAGGATTTCAGCCAGGGAATGAATATGCGTCCCGCGGGCGGCGGCCGCTTCAACTTCTTTCCGGCTATCCAGCACGACGCGCTTGGCGAAGTCGGCCAAAGATTCTCCATCGTTCCTAGGTAGTGAAAGGGCGGCCGCGATCGCCTGCTCTTCTTTCCAGTTCATCAGCCCGGTCTTGCTGGGGCCAGCTGCTGCGAGGATGGTGGTGACGGACGGATACGCTCCGACCTTGCGGGCCGAGCGCAGGTCGCCGTGGCACGATTCTCCGGTCGCCATGTAGTAGTGCGACGACTCGGTCTTTGCGGTTGCGATGATGGGTGGCATGTAGGTTACCAGTTGCGGATCCATCCGATCGATGCAACGGCAAGCGCAACGGCGATCACAGGAAACACGATTTGAATTAAGGTTGTGAGGATTTGCATTTTGTTTTTCCGAGCCGGACAGACGGATAGAACATCCGCCGGCTCTATTTGGTTAGGATCTCGATTGTCTCCGGGTTAAAAGGGGACGTTGTTACCGTCGCCGTCTTCTTCGCCGATCTTCACCGGTTCGGCGTTGCCTGTTCGGTTTACCTTCCGAACAAAGTCCTTATCCACGGTCACCTTCACCTTCCCCGCGGGCAGTACCGCCTGCACGTTGGCGTAGGTAGATCCGTCCCGTTCCGTGTGGGTCACGAGGATCTGGCAGGGTTTGCCGATCAGCGTTTCCAGATCGAGATTCTGCGGCGGCGCCTTCTTTGCATACGACTTCAGGTCTTTAAAAAGCGCAGCCTTTTCATGCAGGCTGAGCCCATAGCGCCGTCCGATGGTGTACGGCCGTCCGTCTTCCATCTTCAGGCCAAGCTGCCAGACGATCCTGACCTGGTGCTTTTTGCCGTATTGGGTTTCGATGATTCCAAGGTCCTCCACGTCGCAGAAAACTGCGTCATGAGATCCTTCGGGTGCGGGAGTGTATGTCCCGCCTCTGCTTGCCATTATTGCCATATGTTTATTTTCTTTCTTGGTTTGGGTTTCTTGGATTTGCTTCGACTACTCGTCGTCGCAAAAGTCGCTGCTGATATGCGGTAGGTTTAAGTCTTGGAATTCACGCTCTGGCTTCTGCCATGCCAGCTCGTGCTGACGGGCCAGCCGGTGCGCTTCGGTCAAGTCGCCACGATTTACGGCGTCACTCACCTTCTCAGCCGAATTGGCTTTCGCCCGGAGCGTGGCCGTTTCCATAATGAGGAATGCTTTATTCGGCATCATGATCCGTACCGATTGTTGCCGGAGTAATCGCAGAAACGCTGAAAGCTGAGATCAAAGTCGCCGTGCTCGCGTTCGTACACGTCGTGCTCGTAGTCCGGCTTGTCGTTCATTGGCAACGGCTCGGCTGCCCTTGCCTTTTCTGCGTTGTATTGTTCTTCGTTTTTAGGATCGCTCATTTCTTGCCTTTCGTTGCGAGTTTCATGGATTGAATCGTCGTTTTGATTGCTTCCTGCGTGAGACACTTGGTCGTGAATCGCCACACCCGCCAGCCAAGGTCGGCGGCGGCCCGATATTTTTCGCAGTCTTTCACCATTCCCATCCCTCGGCCGTGACGGCCCCCGAACGGCAGGAACGCACCGCCGTCCAGTTCAACGGCACAGCGTGAGTCCACCTGGGCAAAATCAAAACGCCACTTGCGAGTTGGGTGAAACTTGTGTTCCGGAGTGAGCTCTGGCCCACTGGCCGCCTTCCAAAGCACAACGAACTTACTGGCCAGTGCGCTCATTTGACCTGCGCTTGCTTGGCCATCATCGACGACACCACTTCGTTCAGCCTGGCCACGTCGGCCTCAAGGCGTTTCGTCCGGCTTTGCAGGTCGATCAGTGCAGTCGCCGACGACCACTCCGCCATCCCTACCGACTTGGACGGCACCACGGCTCCCAGCACGCCCTCGGCTTCGAGATCTCGGACGCTCACAGAATTTCCTTGCGAACGAAGTCAATAATCCAGCAGATCACGGCGATCGCTATGGTCAGGCCGCCGATTCCGCAGCCCACAAACAAGCCCCAGCCCACGATCAGCCCGGAAAGCTGGGCCAGATCCTTCATTAGCTCCCAAGAGATCACTGTTCGCCCCTTACTTGGCGATGCCATGCCAGCCGGACGGCGGGATCCGGGTGGTAAACGTAAGCGTCCGGCCCTAAATTATATCCGCCCCGTTTATTAAAGTTTACTTGTTGGTAATGTCGCTTCGGAAGCTCAGGTATTACCTGCGATTTTACAACTCTATCTAAGTCGTTGTAATGATAAGCATCGGACGGGGTGGGATTTGAACCCACGGTTCTATTTCTTTCTTCGTTTTGATTTATTATGCTAGGGAAGTTCATTGTATGTTATTGCTTCAAACTGAGTAAATGTTACCGTTGTGACCATGGCCTTTTCCTACGTACAACGAGGCTCTCCTTGGTACTTCATTCGCTACAAAAACGAAGACGGCAAATGGCGCAGTAAGGCCACCCGCTATCGCATCGACAATACCCTGCACCGGGCCAAGGCAGTCGCGGAAGCTGCCCGACTTGGCGTTCACGAAAACACGGCAAAATGCGGCCACGACTGGGTGAACGATTTGATCGAGAATCACCCCGTTTCCCCTCTCACAAAAGTTTATTACTTGAATTCGTGGAAACATATTGAGCGATTTATTTATGAGAAAAAAATAAGTCTGCAAGCATTTTCCGCTAATGACTGCGAAATTTATTTGAAATGGCGCCAAAACCTTCCCCGCACGTCCGGCGGACAGGCCGGCCGGAACCAAGCATGCCAAGATTTGAAGATTCTTAAATGGATTCATAGGCAGGGTCGACTGCTTGGAAAGATGGACTCCGTTGCCTTGCTCGATTACCGAATTAAACGGGGCCCGATCGCCCGCGTTAAACCCGTGTTTTCCGATAATGAGATTAAAATCGTACGGAAAGCGCTGTCCGTCGAAGGAGTCCCGGAGTGGATGAAGGTTTCCTTTGAGATTGCTCTGGCCACTGGCTGCCGTCTCCGTGAAACGCAGATCCCGCTTTCTTGCGTGGATCTGAAGAACAGGATCCTGACATTCCCCTGCCCCAAGGGCGGAGCCGGAAAGTCGTTCAGCATTCCTATCCCGGCCGCCATCGAACCCATGCTGAAGTCCATGAAAACGGAAGGTCGTGAGGTTACCTGTGAAGTTCCCCGCACCCGAGCGTCGCTGTGCTGGCGTAGGTTGCTTGATATTTGCGGTCTTAAACGTCATTGTTTTCACTCTTTGCGGGTAACCCGAGTGACGCGACTGCGTCTCGCAGGCTGCTCTCTATCAGTCGCCATGCGACTCGTGAATCACTCTTCGACGTTAGTGCACGAGCTGTATCAGCGACACTGCGTGGAGGACTTGCGGGACGCTGTGAACGTAG